AAGGCCTACTCAGAACTGCAGAAGAAGCTGGGGCAGCAGTCAGGAAAGCAGCCCGAGGAGACGCAACAGGCTGAGCCTGAGTCAGCGCCGCAACAGACGGGCGCATACACAGCGGAGCAGGCCGCCGAGGCATACGGAAAAGAAGCCGTGGCAAACCTGGCTGAAAAAGGTTTGGACCTTGGGCAGGTGATGTACGCAGCTGACCAGGGTCAAGACATCAGCGAGCACTACGAAACTCTGGCTGAGACGTTCAACGTCCCTCAGAGCGTCGTTGAACAGTTCGTGTCAAAGGCGCAGGCTGCCCCACCAGCTGGAGGTGATGGTTTATCTGATGCCGATTCAAATGCAATCTTGAGCGAGGTTGGCGGGCAGCAAGCTTTTGATGCGCTGCAGGCCTGGGGCCGAGAAAACATGAGTGAGCAGGAGCGTGCTGAATACAACGCTGCTGTGGACTCCGGCAATGCCGATGCCGTGCGCTGGGCGCTGAAGTCGTTGCAGGCACGTCAGGGTCTTGTGCAGCAGGACACTGAGCCACAGCTCTACGGGGGCGGAACACCAACAGATGACAGGGTTGTATTCCAAAGCCAGCAACAGCTACTGGATGCAATGAACCGGCGGAATGACAATGGCCAGCGTATTTACGACGTAGATGAGGCCTACAGGAACAAGGTCCAGATGATATTGGCTGCTTCGCCTGAGTTCTAGTAACTTAGTAAGCAAGACAGCAACCGGAACTGGGTGAGCCCGAAAGGACAACTCACGGCCAGGGAGGAATGGGCGGTCTAACAACTAAAACTATTCCTCCGAAAAACTCATGGCTACTCCTCCTGATGTAGCACTGCAACGCTTAGGCCAGATCAAGGGCGATGCAGCGACCTGGGGTCCTGGTCCTAATGGACTGGATAAAGACCGCGCAATGTTTCTGCGTCTTGGCGCCGCAGAAGTCCTTGACGCATTCCTCACCGCAACAGTCTTCAAGGGCAAAACTCGCGAAAGAAACATTCGCGGAGGCCGCTCTGTAAGCTTCCCCATCACGGGCAAAATGGAGGCCCGTTATCATCAACCAGGGACGCAAATCCTTGGCCAAGGTAACGATCCTTCTGACCTCAATCAGCGTATCATTGAACTCGACGCATTGATGATTGCAGACGCTGCAATCTACCAGGTCGATGAATTAATGAATTACTATGATGTGAGGCAAATTTATACAAAAGAACTGGGCAGAAGCCTGGCGTACGAGTACGACAAGCGTGTTGCACGTCTTGTCTACGCTGCTGCCAACAACAGCACCGAGCCTCTCGCCAAGGATCCTCTGAACACAGGTCGCACTGGTAATGCGATCGATCTGGGCAAAGATGCCGCGACATTTAACGCTCAAACCCGTCAACAGCGTGGTGACGAGCTGGTCGAGGCCATCTTCTCTGCTCGGGTTGACTTCGAGAAGAAGGATGTGCCGATTGACAACATGTATGCCGTCTTCACCCCAGACGACTACTACTCAATCACCCAGTCAAGTCGTGCCATCAACGTCGACTTCAATGGCGGCGGCGGCAACGGAACGATTGCTCAAGGCGAGACTGCCAGAATTGCTGGCATTCCTCTGTTCTCCAGCAACCACGTTGACCAGCCTGATTACACACTGGTGGCTGGTGATTACAACAACGACTACGCACAGAACCTCACCAAGTGCCGCGGCCTGATCTTCCATCGTGACGCGGTTGGTGTTGTGTCTCTGCTGAGTCCTTCTCTGCAGCTGACAGGCTCAGAATTCAGGGTCCAATACCAGTCCGACCTTATGGTCGCGAGACAAGCCCTTGGTATGGGAGTGCTCCGTGCTGAGTGTGCCTGCCAAATCTCAACCACCTGATTACCTTTCAAGAGGAAAGCAAAGTGGGGCAAGGGTCAGCTACGGCTGGCCCCTTTTTTTGGCGTCCGTCAGAATGCAGTCATCGTCCTCGTAGAGCAAATGTCGCTGATTGCGCAATCCACGGCTCAAGGGAGAACCAGCCTTTTAGACGCGGTCAATATCTGTCTTGAAAATGTTGGTGAGCAGCCCGTCGACAATCTCGACAATGAACAGATCCAAGACGCTCGTGTGGCACAACGCACCGTCCTCGAGGTGCACAAGGAGGGGCAGACGAAAGGATGGAGCTGGAACTCGGAATTCAACTACCCATTTGCCAGGGACCCGGCCACGGGGGAGATCAAGATTCCTGTTTCTGTCGTTGGCTTTTCGGTCAATCGTTATCAGTACAACGGTCGCTATCAGCTGCGCGGCCAGCGGGTTTACGACCTGCTGAAGCGCACGTATTTAATTGACGAGCAGGTCACTGAACTGTGCGCTGATGTGATCTGGCTGCTGGCTTGGGATGCAGTCCCAGAAGCATTTAATCGCTGGGTGACCATCAGAGCAGCACGCATCTTTTCTGATCGGACGCTTGGCTCTGAAGCTCTGTTCAAATACACGCTTGAAGACGAGAAGGATGCTCAGGCAGAGCTTGAGCGCATCGAGCTGGAGCAAGAGCAGGCAAACATGCTGTCCGGCCCCTACGCCTTCCCGACGTATCAGCCCAATACCGGCCTGATGAACCGTCGCGTTGCCAATGGCTACTCAATCTTCTGATGAAAAACGTCGCGGTAACGATCCCGAACTTGATCCAAGGTGTCAGCCAGCAGCCTGACTCCCAAAAGGATCCGAGTCAGGGCGAGATTCAGATCAACGGTGTGTCGTCGATTGCCGAAGGCCTGCGCAAGCGGGACAGCAGCAGGACGCTGGCAAAGGTCAGTTCAACACCTTTTGGTGATGCGTTCTTCCACACGATCCTCAGGGATCAGCAAGAGGAATACATCAGCGTCATTACAAAGGATGCAATTAAGGTTTTTGAGCTTGATGGCACCGAGAAGACAGTCGAAGCCGACACAGGTGCGTTCAACTACCTGAGCAGCCTGACGAACGCTACGCAGCAGGTTCGCGCCGTCACGATCGCTGACTTCACCTGGATCACCAACACGCTGGTGGCGACGGCGATGGATACGGCCACAGCCCCAGAGTCGCCTCGACCAAAGGCGCATGAGTGCCTGGTCTGGGTCAAGCAGGCGGTCTACGGAAACAAGTACGTCCTCAACATCAACGGCACGCAGGTCACGGTCGAGACGCCTGTCGCTGCGGTGATCGTTGACGGAGAGACCGTCATCGAGAACAGGATCAGTTCCGAGGACATTGCCCAGGCCCTGATGGATGGCATCAGCGGTGTCGACAAAAGCCGCTCGGGCTCGGTGATTTGGTTCCGCTCTGACAGCCCGATCACGGTGTCAGCGACTGACGCAAAAGCCAACGCCACGATGACGGCGATCTTGAACACTGTGCAGGTGTTCACTGAGCTGCCAACGATTGCCCCTGTCGGCTATCAAATTCAAATCACTGGTGATCCTGGCACCAACTTTGACAACTACTACGTCGAGTTTGAGCCTCGAAGCGGAAGCTTTGGCGAAGGTGAATGGGCTGAAACTGTCGCGCCAGGAACTGAGTACAAGCTCGACTCTGCAACGATGCCGCATGTTCTTATCCGTAAAGCGGATGGGAACTTCTGGTTTGGCGCAGTAAACGGGCAGACGGTTGCAGGCATTCCTGCGGGCGTCCCTGAATGGGGCAAGCGGATCGCAGGCGACATCGATACATCACCCGACCCATCGTTTATTGGCTATGCGATTAACGACATCTTTATCTACAAAAACCGGCTCGGATTCCTGGCTGACGAGAATGTTATTCTCTCGCGGGTTCGAGAATTTTTTGAATTCTTTCCCGAAACAGTTACGACCGTTCTTGATACTGATCCTATCGATGTTGTGGCTAGCAACAACAAGGTTTCGGTACTGAGGTATGCAGTCCCGTATCAGGACGAATTGATCCTGTTCTCCTCGCAGATCCAGTATCGATTTAACGCGGCGGAAACAGTTTTAACTCCTGCCACCGCACAAATTACGTCGCTCACGAATTTCGATGTCGACGTAGATACCAGGCCGCAAACGGCTGGTGGCGGCATTTTCTTTATGCAAACCAACGGCCAGTGGTCGCAGATGCGTGAGTTTGCGGTGCGCGGTGCAGGCACTGCATTGACAGCAGACGCTGCTGATTTGACTGGCTATATCTCAAGCTTCATTCCAAATGAATGCTTCAAGATGACGGTGAACGACACCGGCAATGCAGCGTTTTTAATCAGCTCGAAGTACACGACAGGAATGCTCGGCGCTGACTATCGCAAGCGCATTTACGTCTACAAGTGGTTCCTGCGCAACCAGGGCGGCAGCCCAGAGCGTGCGCAGAACAGCTGGTCCTACTGGGAGTTCGGCGCTGATCAAGTGCTTCAGGTCGTCTGCATCAGGGAGATCCTTTATTGCTTGATGCAATACGGCGACGAGGTCTACCTCGAGCAGATCTCTGTCCTCGATCGCGCTGAGGAGTCAAAGGTCAACGCTCCTTACCCAATGCTGCTGGACCGGCTGGTCAGCACAACGACAGCCACCCCTGCGCCATTGCGCATGAGTAAAGGCGTTTACAGCGCACAGACAAACGAGACGACATTCACGCTCCCTTACGAGGCAACCAACGAAGTTCAGGTCTGGTCGGCGTACAACATGACTCAGGTCAACAAGGCTGGCCCGGTGTTGCTCGGGTCTGCGTCTACGGGGACCACGATTACTGCACGCGGGGATTGGTCGCAGGAAGAAGTCTGGGCAGGCGAAAAATATGAGTTCCGTTATCGCTTTAGTCGCTTCAAGTTGATGTCAGACATTGGCGGTGGCAAGGCAGTTCGTAATGTCGTGCGCACGCAAGTGCGGCAGGCCAAGCTCGCGTATCACGAGTCAGGCTTCTTTCAGGCACGGGTCATCCCGGAGAACAGAAGCGAAGGCCTTTATACGTTCGACGGCACAGTTCTGGCCGTGCGGAATTCGTCGATTGGTACTCCCACAAGGCCGATGACTACGGACATTCAGCTCAAGTACCAGGGCGTATTCAACATTCCGATCATGGGTCGTGGTGATCGCATTGCAGTTGAGCTTTTGAACGACACGCCTCACCCGTCGAAATTCTCCACGGTGGAATGGATTGGCATGATCACCAGTCGCTCAGGCGCTAGCTGATGAAGTGGGTTTACGAGCCAACTGCAGACCACGTCCTGGATGTGGCAGAGAACCTGCGATACATGGATGTGCAAGAAGTGATGCTTAGCCATGGCTGCAACGCCCGTGACGCAGTTACCGAAAGCTGGGCACATTCAGATCTCGTGCGCGGAATGGTCACTGATGACGATGTGCCATGCGGTCTCTGCGGGGTCGTAGGCAAACGTATCTGGATGCTTGGAACTGATCGATTGACAGAGAGTCGACGGGCACGCTGGCAGTTATGCGTTCAGGGCCGACAATGGGTAGACACATGCCTTGAGGAATTGGGCGGCCCTCTCTTCAATCAGGTCTATTCAAAGAACACCGAAAGCATCAAATGGCTGAAGCATTTGGGCTTTACGGTTGAGCGGCCTCGGCCCTTTGGACCGTCGGCTGCATTGTTCTGTGACTTCTGGAGGGCAAGTTAATGGTTGTCATCACTCCGGCACTGGCGCTTGCTGGCGGCCAGTTCGGCTTATCAGCATTTCAGGGCTTCCTTGGCTATCAAGCCAAGCAGCAGGACTATCTAAATCAGAGGGCTTATCAAAAGGCCTCTGCTGAGTTTTCTCAGTGGACTGCGTCGACTCAAGCGAAACAGCAAGACCTGAACAACAGGTATTCGTTTTGGCAGTCAAAGATCAATACCGGGCAAGAGCTTGCGTATGCCGGCCAGCTGCGCAACTTCGAGCTGTCAAAAGCAATCAACCAGGCAGAGGTTGTAAGTCGCACTAGGGCATCAGCTGGCGCAAATTTTGCGCAAAGCTCAGCGGCATTGTCCGATGCGTTTGCACAGCAGTCGATGGCAGATGCCATATCGATGATGCAGTACAAGCAGCAAGCGTTGCGGCAGCAAGCGTCTGTCACTGCTTCTGGTCGAGAAGGCCTAAATGTTGATCGCTACATCGTCGACTACGCCCGCCAGGTCGGTGACATGGAGACGATGCGGCAGCTGAATCAGGGCTTTCGAAGTAGGCAATTCACGCGGGATCAAGCCGGTCAAATTGCCACTTACCTGAATCAATACAACAGTCAGCAGCTTTACGAAGCGCAGGACGTTCTTGATCCGATCCAGCCATTCCCGCCGCTCGCGACATTGGTCAATCCAGCAGGCCCGTCGATGACTGGCGGCGCTCCAAGCGCAGGCGCTGCGTTCCTTGGCACTGCGATCAACGCAACAAACAACGCGATTGGCACCTACGGGGCCGTCCAGAACATCATGAACGGCTAATTCAATGGCAGCTCCACAACGACTCCAAAGCGCAAACATCTCCCCTTCTGCAAGGCCGGTCAGCACCTTCCTGCAGTTCGATGCGAACTCGGCTCCAGCTGCTCCAACTCAGCAGCCAAGACTCCCGCAAGCTGCAGGGATCCGGTCGTTCCAGAAAGGAGGTCAGCCCAATGTGCAGGGCTACAACTCCCTGCAGGAGCTGACAGATGCGCTTCAACCGTTGTCGAAGTTGTACGACGCGGGCATACAGCTGTACGGCACGTCGCAGTACCAGAAGGGCCAGAACGAAATACTTAAGGCTGCGGCCAACATCAACCGCGACCAACTTGTCAAAGGCATTCAGTACGCAGAAGACAACCGTCAGCTGAGTGTCGACAACCCCATTGCCGGGGTGCTCATGGATCAGGCGAATCCATTCAGGCAGGCCGGTCGTCAGAACCAGGCCAGTCAGTTTGTGGCGACCCTCGCTCCTCGGATGTTCGAGGCGGAATGGACTCGTAATGGCGCAAGCCTGTCAAAGCTTGACCCTGCAGACCCTGCTTTTGGAGCCGTCAGAGCCCAGCTAAGCGGCAAGATCGCTGGATACTTCGGACTTGATGAATTCAGCCCTGGCTTCCAGCAATACGTCGCGCCAGCGGTTGCCAGGGCCGATGAGTGGCTTGGCAAGAAGCAGCTCGAGGGGCACGTCAAATACCAGAAAGACGTCGGAGTCAAGCAGGCGTCGTCGGTACTGACGGGTCTTTTGTTCGATCCCCGCACGACACCAGACCGCTGGAGTTCAATCCTGCAGCAGTTCGGCAATCAGTTCGGCATTACTGGCGAGCCTCAGGCAATGATCCGCAAGGCCATCATGCGGACCGTCGCTGACCTGCAAACAATTCAAGGCGACCTGGATAACCCCAATCGCCAGCAGGCCTCGGCTGCGCTTGGTGTTCTGCAAAACATGCCGAGCGGCGTTACTGACGAGAACGGTTTCTCGATTCCAGTCGGGCAGCTTTATGGCGCTGAAATCTTGAAAGAGGCAGCCAGCGTCACCAGGGATTTGAAGACGCTGCGTGACGGGAAGGTCGCCATGGCTCAGGACGCCATCGAAGACGAGCTGGACGAGAAGGGCGCCTTGGCCATGACCCCAGCGGAAATGGCGAGTCAGTTTGAGGAGTTAAGGGCCAACCCCAACTTCAGAGATCTGAATGATGCAGAGCTTGCCGAGGTGTTAATTGGCCGAAGCAAGACCGCTCAAGAGTTCCAGACTTTGTCGTTTGATAGTGAGGCCGTAGAAGACTTTTTCTCTGAGCAGGAATTTGCAATTGGCGCCAACTGGGACGAAGCAGCAGCAAATTCTCAGTTCAGGCAACTCCTAAAAAATGCTCCTGTGACGCTCAGGAAAGAGTTGCTTAATCGCTGGCGGTCACTACGTGGCCAGAAAGAACGCGATGCAAACGGTGAGATCGATAGCACTCAAATGACCACAGGCTTGAAGAACTCAGCCAGTGCAATTGTTAAAAAGATTTTGCCAGAGGGTGGCCTGGGAATGATCGAAGCTGCCAAGCAAAGAGGCATCGATATTGTCGATTACCTCCGCGAACAAGATTCAGCTGCAGCCGCCGCAGTACAGAGAGTTCGTGATCATGTGCAGAAAGAAGCTTCAACTCGGATTCGTAATGAAACCGCTGAAAAGGGTCGTTTCTTAAGGCCAGAAGAGCAGTCAACAATCATCACTGATGTGCTTAACAAAACGCTCGCCGACGATGAGTTGTTGGAATCGTTTATTGACAATCCTGCAGACCTTAAAAACTTTCAGAGGCAAGGCGGCCCTGATCGCAGTGGCACTGCCAGCCCAGTCAAAACAGAGGTGCCGACTTACTACAGCACCACGCAGCAGGTGCCTGAGGCGGCAGCGACATCCGGCAAGCCGATTTACAAGCCAGGCGACACGATCAAGTTGCTCAGCGCCGCTGCTAACGGCAGCGCGATGCCATCAAACGTGAAGCGGGATGCCAGGGCAAACGGCATGTCTACTGGTCAGTTTTTGCTGAAGCAAGCAGAGCTGCAAGGCATTCCAGTCCCTCCGCAGATGCGGGAAAAGGTCGAGCGCGTCGCCCGCGTGGAGCAGGGCACTAGCGAGTCGTTTGCATCGGCAGCACCGTCATCCGACAGCCCGTTGTCTTATGCGTCGAATGCACTGTTCAACATCCTCACCGGGACTCGCCCAGCAGCAGCGTCGACACGTCGAACATCGGTGCCTATTGAGCTTGGCCAGCCTCAAGCTTTAAGCCAGTTCAGTCGTCAGGTGTCGTCAATCACCTTCGACACGGGTCAGCCAGGCATTGACGTCTTCTTTGAGGACAAGAAATTCCCTGCTGTTCTTGGCGGTCGAGTGAAAGAGGTTGGCTTCCAGGGTGGCGTTGATTCCGGCTACGGCCATTTCGTTGTCGTTGAAAGCATCGATCCAACCACTGGTGCCCCGGTTGATGTCGTCTACTCGCACCTTGCTAATGGCTCAAACCTGAGCCCAGGCCAGCAAATCCAGGGAGGCCAAATCATTGGCCGCCAGGGAGGCACTGGCCGTGTCCGTTCAGCGGACGGAACGATTGCGTCAATCGACTTCCTGGCCCCAGCTCCTGCTGGGAGCGGAAGCATGACGCCCTATCGCAACTACGAACAGCTGCGTCGCTCCATCGCCCAACAACTTCGGAACTGATCCATGCCTTTTGAACTGAATCCAGCCAACGGCCAGTGGGAGTTCGTGGGCGAGCAGCCTGATGACAATGCACCTGTCGCTGTAGCTGAGTCTGCCGAGCCTGCTCCTGCCGAAAGGGCGCCAGCGCCAGAAGCAGAACGCAATGCTCGGCCTTGGTACGAGCCTTTTGTTCGATACAACCCGATCTTGGGTGGCATCGACAATCTGAAGAATGACCTCGAGTTCGAGGTCAAGCAGTTCTCAGACCCGACGACTGCGGCGTCCAGGCTTACAGGCCTGGCATTGCAGCAAAGCTTGAGGCCTTTGAATGGCTCTCTCTTGCCAGCCAATGCGGCTGAGTCGTTCATAAACAACACCGCTGTGCTCGGTGGTTCCAAGACAAGTGCAAACATCCAAAAGAACCTTCTTGATCTCGCGGGCCAGCTGACGCCTGAGCGAGAAGGAGCCATCGATGAGCTGTTGGATGCTGCTTATAGGGCCAATGGATTCAGGCCTCCATCAGAGATGACCGATGAGGAGCTGGTTGGTGATGACGCACGAGCTTCGCTTGCGCTGAATGGCGCCTTGGCGGGACTGACCATGGGAGGCTCCACGTTGCTGCAGGGCACTGCTATCGCTGCCAGGTTCCCGTGGCTTGTAAAAGGCCTACAGCTGCTTGATCCCACAAAGGCCAAAACGCTGGCCGGTGGAGTAGGTCGTTTCAGCCTTGGCCAGTTGGCTGATGAAATTCCAAGCACCTACCTGGACGACAACACTGGTGGCAGTTTTGCGTCCCTGCTTGGTTTCCTCGGCGTAGACCCTGAGATCGTTCAGCAGATCGAGCCCGTCAAGCCAGGCATGAGCCGGACGGAAGCATCAAACGCTGCGCTCGCTCCAAACCTGTTAGGTGCCGGCATCTTTGCCGGTGGCCTGCAGGGTCTGGCCAGGGCAATGCCTGCAACTCAGCGTGCAATTACCTCCAGCTGGGAGAAGACTCGACGACAAAAAGCAAGAACTGCGCAGGTCGAAGCAGGGGAAGTCGTTGATCCGGCGCAAGGCGAGCCTGCGTTCACCATGAGTGATTACGAGGCTGACCTGCAGCAGCGTGCTGCTGATGAAGGGAAGCTCGAATCTGATGCACTCGAGGAGGTCATCGAAGGTGCTGCTGATACAGAGCAACTCGATGAAATCATTACTCGGCAGGAAGCAGGTGAGAACACCGTCGAGATCGTCGAGGACATCACCACACGCGAAAGCAATGCACCTGTCCTGGGTGACGCCACGTTTGACACCACTGCTGCACCACGCAGCAACCTGGCTGGCCAGGAAGTGCCAATCGCCCAGCGATTTAGCTCTGTTCCAACTGATGCGCTGAGATCACTGACAGCCAACAGTCCTCAATTAGCGCAACGAATTTTTGAGCAAACAGGTCGGTCGACAGGCATTGACCGCACTGACATCTTCCAGGGCCTTGAGTCGCTTGAAGCCGATGGCAACGCGGTCATGCCATCTCGCTTGATGGGTCAACCCACCCTGCCGGTAAGTGAAATCGAGGTCGACCCAAAGCGGTTCCAGTTCAAGCAGGGCACTGATGCGCAAGGGCAGCAGAGAGGTAATTCGCTGAGCGGCGTTGGTATTTACAACGAAGGCATGGAGGGGCAGATCCAGGTCTGGACTGACCCGATGGACGGCAAGAACTACGTCGTCAATGGCCACAACCGCCTTGGCCTGGCCAAGAGCAAAGGCATCCCTTCGATGAAGGTTGAGTACCTGAATGCTGCGACGGCAGAGGAGGCCAGGGCACTTGGCGCCTTGAACAACATCGCCCAGGGCGGCGGCACTCCTTTTGATGCTGCGAAGTTCATGCGCGATGCAGGCATCAAGGATCCGCAGGAGCTGGAGGCCCTTGGCGTTCCGATGAGATCAGGCCTGGCAACTGAAGGCTTGGCGCTTTCGAGATTGCCGGACAACATCTTCCAAGATGCTGTCGACGGTCGACTCAGCAAGAGCAAGGCGTTGGCGCTTGGCGGCAGCGAGCTTGACGAGATCGGAATGCAGGCTGCTTACAAGGCGCTGATGGCTCGTGACATGAGCGACAGCACCTTCAATGAAGTGCTGCAGCAGGCCAGATCTGCTGGCACTGCCCAGGGCGATCAGGTCGACCTGTTTGGCAATACCGAAACGCTCAGCCTGATGGTGCAGAAGGGCGAGCTGGCTGGCCGGATCCGCAAGGACTTGATGGCTGACAAGAACCTGATGAAGCGCACGGCAGCCAATGCCAATCGCTTGCAGGAAGTTGGCAATGAGATTGACCAGGCCAGCACTGCATCGCTGGCAGACGACACCGCTGCGCTGTTGGCGAAGTTCGATGCCGACAAGTACATGGAGACGCCCCTCAGCCAAAAACTGAATCAGGGCGCTGCACAAATGGCAGAAGGTGGCAAGACCAAGGTGATTGCTGATCGCATACGCCGTGAGCTGATTGCTGAGGCCGAAGGACTGCCTGCGCCTGAGCGTGCTGCTGAGCCAGAGCCTCCCGCGCCCGAGCCCACCAGGCAGGAGAAGATGCGCAAGATCGTGCAAACAGCTGCCAAGAACGGTGATGTCAGGCCGCCTTCGACTCCGCTGCCCGAGACGCCAGCAGTCGCTTCAGTCGACCGAGCACAGCGAGCTGATGTGCAGCTGCTTGATGTGCTGAATGAAGAGTTGCGCCTGAGGGATCAGTACGCAGTTGTCGATGACGCGATGGCAGCAGACAGGCTCGACGCTGAGCGTCAGCTGAATGACTACGACCTGAAGACCTTTGAGGAGAAGAAGTCAGCAGGGATGCTCGACAACTTGCAACCTGCTGCAGCTGCTCCTGCACGCCCGGCGTTCACTCTTCCTGCTGATGTCGCCAAGTCCAAGCCACGGTTTGGCATGGCAACGCTGCAGTTCGACAGCGACCTGGACCGCGCTGCCTACATCATCAGAAACAAGGCCAAGGCATCCAAAGGCGAAGCGCGAATCATTGCTGCGCTCGAGGCCCAGGGCTACGACATCCCTGCGATCAGGGCTCGTGGCGATGAGGTGAAGACTCTCATCCAGGACGTGATCGAGGAGCAGACAGGCAGTCGTCGTGCTCCGCAGGAAGCGATGACCCTGGAGATCCCAGACACTGACTCTGTTGGTGTTCGTGCATCTCAATCCCTGCCGCAGGCCAGCCGCAGCGGTGAATACGACGAAGGCAGGTTCCGCATGAGATACAAGGACGCCCTCGAGGCAGCTGAATTCAGGGAAGAGGCTGCATTGATGGACATCGGCCTCAAGATCCCGGACACCGTTGCAGCCATGACTCGCATGAGCGAAGGCCTGGCCAAAGAGATGGTTGCAGGCTTGAAGGAAGCAGCAAAGATTTCAGGCCTCGACCCGCTGCGGATCCAGTACCTGGACACCATCAACATGCGTCAGCTGTTTGGTGATGATGACGCCTACCAAGCACTTGCTGCATGGAATCCAGATGCAGCTCGTTTTGTCAGGGAGAACCCTGACGACCCGTTGTCTGATCTTTTTGAAGGGGGCACTGGGGGCGTCTATGTGCCGAAGGACTACCCCAACATTCACCGGCACATGATCTACCTGGCCATGGGGCCAAACCTGGACAAGAGATTGGCCAGCAAATTCATCGTCAAAGGGGGCGGCATGAACCTTGCCAAGACCCCGTATCACGAGGCATTTCATGCAGTGCAGGACTGGCTCGGACTGATGGACGGGCGGATTGGCCCTGACAGTCTCAGGGCAGCAATCAACAGCCCTGACGCATTGGCTGAGATGCAGAAGCTGATCAAGAACGATCGGTTTGCCACCTATCAGGAGGCCATGGACCCTGCTGAAATCCAGGCTGAAGCGTTTGCTGTTTGGTACAACAATCGCAAGATCAAGCTCAAGGCAGGGGGCCTGCAGAAAGCTTTCGAGCGGATCAAGATGTTCATCAACACTTTGCGGACAAAGGTCCGCTATGCGTTGAAGAAAGACCCCACATACGTGGATGTCTTTGAGTTGGCCGCAGAGGGTCGGATCGCTGATGTCGGCAACCTCAAGATCAAAAAGCTGACGCCTCAGCAGCTTGAAGCTCTAAAAGGCCGTATGGATCGGAACATGGATCAGATGCTGCCAGCTCTTACTGATCGAGTTCATGCTTATCTCAAGCAAAAGCAAGCAGACTTCGATTTACTAAGTGAAAAGCTTGCTGATGAAATCGACATGGAGGGCTGCTGATCATGGCTAGTTGCGAAGACCTCTTTCAGCGCAAGCTTGACCTGGACCTTCAGAGGCAAGCCAACGCCGAAGATCTGACAAATATCAATCAGATCAGAGCTAGCCGGATCCCGTCAGACGATGAGTTCCGCAGGGCGCAGCAGGCTGCTAATGACTCTGCAGCGAACAAGGCCGAGGCTGATGTCGTTGCTGACGAGATTGCTCAGCAGCAGGCCAGCGACAAGAACCGGCCTGACCCGCGGGTCAATATTGGCGAAGGGCAGCCGATCAACTATCGGCAGCAGCTAAGGAACAACCCTGAGGAAGTTGTCGCTCAATACGCCGAGCTGACTCGGACCCTGCGTCGCGCTGGCAACCAAGTGATGCCAGAAGATTTTGCGATGAAGGGGTACGAAAACCCCAAGAAACGCGCTGGCCTGCTTCAAACCCTGTCCGAAAGAGGATCAGTCGGTGAATGGCAACGGACACTGGCCGCGGCTGGTGAT